TTGGTTCTGGCAATAATTAAAAAGGAGTCCATATGATTGTATTTCATAGGAACATCCTTCATTTTAGTTTCTGATAGTGATCTTGAATCAATCTCTTCAATGAAACCATATTCTTCATCACCGATGAGAGTTTCGTTATTAAAGACTAGTGCATAACCTTCCAAGATCATTTTGTCATCTTCCTCATGAAGGGTAACATCTGCGAGTCTAGTTTCCTTGATCATCATTTCTGACCTCTACTTTCTTAGGTTTTGGTGCTGTTTGTTTATCAGTCTTTTGATATTCATATTCAAGCTCTGAATCCTTATAGAACAAAGACTCTAACTTTTCCTTTTTACAATAATCATCAATGATGATTGTCTTTTGTTTTTGTGTTTCTAAGACGACCTTAAGTGCATCTTCTGATATCTTTCCATTAACTGTTATTTTCATCTTTAGGTTCCTCCGTTCCTACTTGATATTGATTTGCTTTATCGGCATCGACAAAGTTTAGTGATTGAAGTCGTTTGTTTCCGCCTTCAATTGGTTCTAATCCTAATAACGATCTTGATTCATTTAAGGACATGATCCCTAAGCTCATCAGTTTTTCGATTGCAGTGACTTTCGTATTCCATGAAGCGTATTGCAACCTTTCACTATAAAAGATGATCTCTTCTCCACGTTCCAATTGTTTATCGGTAAGCAACCCTATAGAAAAAGCCTCGCTAAGCTGAATAGCTAAAGGCTCAATGGTTGACTCGTAAAACGAGTTATATTCATCTTCTGTGTACTTGCTTGTAAATATAGGGACAGATACTCCAAAGTAATCGAGTATCTTTGACTGCAAGAATTCTAGTGTATCTTTATCAATCAATTTAGGATCTACATCTAAGGGGATGTATTCACTCTTTAAATCAATAGGAATGATAGAACTTCCCTTCGTATGAACTGAGTCTGACAAAGCACTATCAAAAAGTTCTCTTTGTTTTTTCTTATCAGCTTCTGATAACATCCCATTCATCTTAACAATCCCTTTAATCTGCATGGATGACTTAATCGCATTATCAATACCTTGTAGCAAACTATCATTAATTGAGATTGTTTTAAGAATGGCTTCAGGATCACCACTTGATCCATTACCACCAAAGATGTCGTTTTGTCCATAGTGCTTTCTTAAATGAATGATATTCTCATAAGGTAAGATATAGGATTCTCCATTATCAAATAGCAGCTTAATGAAATAGGTATCAGTGCTATCAACAATCATTTCAACTGTAATCGGTCTTAATGGATAGATGCCTTTGAGCTCACCTGAATCCTTATCGAACTTTGGATAAACAAATGCATTATCATTCAACAAGAGTAATGTGATTGTTTTATAGATAAAATCATAAGGTGTCATTATCTCATTTGGCTTATACTTCAAAAGAAAAGACAGTCGACCTTTTTTCTCGGTCACTGTCTTATCGTTTTCGGTTTTAATAAATCTTGGTTTGAGTTTCGCACATTGACTAGCGACTCGATCAATACAAATTTTTACAACATCACTTTTTGAAATGTTAGTTCCAAATGGTGTGTAAAAAGTGTTTAAATTACTTATTAACTGGAGTGCATCAAATGATCCAGTTTTGCTTTTTCTTTTAATGAGACCCATGTGCACCTCCTAGATCATATTTTCATAATCTGTTTTGTATCGGTTTAAAATTACGTACGCAATGATTAAAGCTACAGTTCCATCGATTCTTTTATATTTTGAGTTTAACTTAGATGGTTGTATGTTTCCATTCAAATCAACCTTAGCTTGAGTGTTTGATAGACACCATTTCATGATTGGATTGTTATTGTAATTCACCAGGTTATTCTTTAGATCGGCTTCCAGGATTTTCATGGGTTCAGATAATGAAAAGATACCTTGTCTAACTTTATCCATGTTAAATCCTAGGTCTTCCATTTCTTTTATCCAATACTGTGAGTTCCAGGGGTCATAGCCAACCCACAAAGGTCGTATGCCATATGTTTGTATCATTTTCATGAACCACTGAGTTACTAAGCTAAAATCGTTTTGATTTCCTTCAGTTAAAGTTACAAAACCTTTCTTTATCCAAATATCATATGGAACATTATCTTCTTTGATTCGTTTCTCAACAACTTCACTTGGCATAAAGAAATGTGGTATTATAAACTTCTTGCTGGAGTTCTTTTTCTGAATTACAAGAACTGCAGCCGTAAGGTCTGTTGTTGAAGATAGATCTACACCACCTATAGCATATGAATCTCTTAGATCATCTATTAAATAATTATCTTCGTTATTCAAATCATCAAATGATAACCATGAACCTGAATCTGCTTGTTTAACATTAAAATCCTTGCATAACATTGTTACTCTTGTTGATAAATCATATTTTGATTTATTCATGACATCTTCTAAATATGATGCTGTTTTAACAACTCCTAGACTAGGATTTGACTTTTGCCATGTCGATGTATCTTCATAGATTTCTTTTGTTGAATCCTGAGTATATAGCCATGCAAGTACTCTTGCGTCTTCAATTTCACCTTTGATAATCTTTCTAGCATAATCTAGTTTGTTATCTAAAAAACCACCGATGGTTGTTCCTTCAGTGGTTATGATAAATATAAGTGGTTCTTTTTTAGTTGATTGTGATTGTTTGATTGCATCATAGACTTTTGAATCGGTCATTTCATGGACTTCATCAATACAACCAACTTCAATATTGTATCCATCTTTGTTTCTTGACTGAGCCGATAGCTTCTTAATCTTGTTTTTTGTTTTAGGTGAATAAATATGAAAGATGTTCTTTTTACTTCTTGTATCTTTGGAAAGCGATGGAGACTGTTCTCTCATGTTATTGATCTCTTCAAATAAGATATTTGCTTGCTCTGTTGTATTTGATGCACAAACAATATCTACTCCACCACTTGATAAAAAGAATTCCGCTAAATCAATACCAGCAACAAATGTTGTCTTTCCGTTTTTTCGAGCAATCAACAAGATTACTTCATTAAATCTACGCAACCCTGAATCAACCATTTTAAATCCATAGGCGGTTTGAAGTAGTGCTTTCTCCCATAACTCTAATATAAAGGGCAGTCCATTAAATGGTGATTTGGTATGCTTACAAAAAGTCTCAATGAAATCGATTCTCAACTTGCCTGGTTTCTCATCAAAAATATAAGTTTGATTATCTAAGTCTTTGATGAGTTGATCTAACTGAGCTTTGAGTTCTTCTCCAACTATGATATTACCATCTTTAATTTCATTGTAATATTCGATTAAGTAGTTCATTCATTTGCTCGCTTAAGAAATTCATCAAACGCATCATCTCCATCATCTACTTGCGTTCCAAGAATTGTATTTAATGTTTTAATAACCGTTCCATAAGAATTCACAAGTTTTGTATAATATTTAGCAGCTTCAGTTTGACGTTGTGTTCCTTTACTAGATATTTGGATAGCGCCATGTTTTTTTATTTGTTCTTGTAACTTATCAAGTTCCACTTTCATAAACGCAGCTTGATGGATTAAATTATCTACTAATTCTGTCTTTGATTCATCGACCAAAGAAAAAAGCGACTTTAATCGCTTGTATTCAATATTTATCATTTATATTGAAAACCTCTTTTCTGATTTTCAAAAAATCTGCCTTGTGTTTTTTAATTGCCCCCTACGCGGTACCCTTCACATAAAATTAATAGAGATTGGGGGCGGGGTGTTTAGTCTCCATTATTGTTGATATATTTGTTAAATCTAATATACAAATCCGCAATTTTGCGACTATTCATTTGAAATCTAGGATTCATATTTTTTGCATTTGCATTTTTATAAGAATCCGCAATTTTCAAGTTCTTAATTAACAACTTTGATGCGAGGTATAGATTTTTGTACATAAGATGTTTTGTTGTTTTCAACATCTTTTTAGAATACTTCATATAAGCTTTTAGTTCTGATATGTCTTCAATTTCAAGGAAAGCTTCAATATCGCTAATCACCTTATTTGTTACTTCTTTCATAATTCTATCAATTTCTTGTTCTCTCTTTTCCACTTCATTAGAAATTTTTACAAAATCATTAAAAGAAATCTTATCATACCTTTTATTGTTGAGATCCATTTGATTCATTCTATACTCGTATTTCTCTTTTTCATTCTGATTCAGCAATTCAAAGCATTCATCATATTGTTTTTTAGCATTCGTATATTCGCCAATATAGATATAGTAATCAATGTAGAGAACTCTAATTGCCTGCTTAAAATCTCTCACAAAATCACCCCTTTTTATAACCATTATATCAAATATGAATTATAAAAACGAGGTTTATCGTGAAATCAAATTACCGTCTTTATCAAATTGTTGTGAATTCGAGAAACGTTTGTGTTCTTCATTATGACATTTCTTACACAATAACTCGAGATTATCTTGATTTAAACTAATCATTGGATCTGTGATATTTTGAACTGTAATCCTTTTGATATGATGTACTTCTTCACCCAAAGCACCACAACGTTCACACTTCCCATTAGCTTCTCTTATCTTAATTTCTCTTGCTACTTTCCATGCCACAGACTTATAAAATCGATGGAGTTCTTTAGGCTTTCTCATACATCTTTCTCAATTCGATCATCTTATCATCTGCATGTTCCCATCGAACATTTAAATCTTCACGACCGAAATGACCATACTTAGCTAATTCCTGGAACTTAACTTTATCTAACTCAAGTTCTTTTTTAATGTGTTCTGGTCTGAAATCAAATGATTGAGTTATCAGATCCTGTATTTTCTCATCACTTATTACTCCAGTACCAAATGTATTCACATATACACTTACAGGCTTTGCTATACCAATTGCATAGCTTAGTTGCAACTCGCAACGTGTCGCAAGATTTGCCCCTACAACGGCCTTTGAAACATATCTGGCATAATAAGCCGCACTGCGATCAACCTTGCTTACGTCTTTACCTGAGAATGCTCCTCCACCATGCTTAGCATAACCACCATAGGTATCAACGATTATCTTACGCCCAGTTAATCCTGAATCTGCATATGGACCACCGATGATAAACTCTCCTGTTGGATTGATGAGTATTTTTGCTTCTTTGATTGTCTTATAATCAAATACTTTTGGTAAGATTTCATTGATAATGATATCCTCATAAAGCTCTCTTCTAATCCATGATTTCGTTTGTGCTGAAATTATGATAGTTTGCACTTTCTTTGGTTTGCCATTTTCGTAACCAACTGACACCTGACATTTACCATCTGGTCCAAAGATATGTGAATATTGCTGTTTACGCGATTTATCAATCTCTTTTGACAATTTGTTAGCTAGCATAATTGGAAGTGGCATCAACTCTTTTGTTTCGTTACACGCATAACCAAACATAATCCCTTGATCACCTGCACCTTGTTCATGTGATTCACTTGAATCAACTCCAAGTGCAATATCCGGAGACTGCTTGCTAATCTTTTCCATGACTACAAAACTATCTTCATAGCCAATGTCATAGAGTTTTCTTTTTGTGATATCTTTATAATCTACTTTTGCAGTTGTGGTGACTTCACCAAAAACAAAT